ATTAGGGATCCGAGATGCGCTGGTGCGATCGGTGGAACCCAGATGGATATTTCTGGGTTGTCCGGGGATTGGTACTCCCAGGACGCTACAGCCGCTACGGATTATCATCCGCACTGGCTGACCACCGTCTTTTATGAGGAAGTCATAAATCGGGACCCTCGTTTGGAGAAGTACCGACCCTATTTGCATAAGCTTCTAGGGCCGAAGTATCTTCTCGACGGGAACATCGATTCTGTGTCCTTGGCATCGCCCTTTACTCCTGCAGGTGCAGGATTAGACGGCCTAGGGACCATGACTTCCTCCCCCGAATTGGCAGCTTCGGTCACTTATGTGAACCCTGCTGGTTTTCCTCTCCTCTTGACCAACCCTATCGGAGCATACACAAATTGGTTGCGCAACATTACTAAATGTAATGTCCCGTATACCCCTGTGTTACCCGATACTAGGTTGGGAGAGTTGTTGGAGGATCGTCCAATTCGGTGTAGGCCTGGTGCCGATCCAGTGGATGGTACAGTGACCTCCGTAGGAGAGATGATGGGTGACCCTACGTCATTCCCACTTCTCTTCTGCGTGTCATTGTTCTCACTGGATAAGGCATTTGAGGTTTATCCTCCTACCCCCCGGGAAATCCGGGAGAGGAAACGGAGGAAAATCCGAGGTCTACGGACGTCTGATCATCGCGGTATATTCTGCGGAGATGATGCGCTGGTGGCGCAGTTCACTCCTGCTAGAAGGGCCGTGTATGACCATACGTTCGGTACTCTTGGGGGTAGGCTTCAAGCCAAAAAATCCTATTACCATAAACGGAAAGGTCTCTTTACAGAGCAGCCGTTTAAGGATGGGAAACCCCTGCCGTTCACATCAATATCGGTGTGGTCGGCTCCACCTGGTGGCTCCAAGGGGCAAATTAATTGGTTTAACCAACCGATCACCGCTTCCGACCGCCTACGTATAGTAGGAAGGTCTCGGAAGAAGGGATTGTGGCGGTATTCACCATTTATTGCCTATTGGGGACTTGCCCATAAATTGGGCATACCACTAGGTGCCAGCATTTCCGAGGCGGGATTGGAACTCCCGCCAGTTTCTAAGCTCCACGGTGTTGGGACACCAGACGCTAGGCTCACTCGACAGCTTAACAAAGTTAAGACTGAAAAGTGGCTAGGACATCTGGGTAGCCTATCACTAGTGGAGGTAGGAACCGGAACAGGCTTATCCCTTCTTCCAAAGGCGTCAACATCTGTTGATGCACCAACTCTAATAGGAGTTGGGTCGAAGTGGACAAAAAGCCAGCTGGTTTCGGTTGAGGAACGCAATCGTGAGTTTAATCGAACGGTTGCGGGTAC